GGATTAACAAGTCAGAGTTTTTTTACAATAAAATTTTTGATAAACTTTTTGTCGAAAAACAGCTTGACAAATTAATCAGAGACTTCTATTATTTGTGGAAATCATAAATATGAATAACACTAATTCAAATCGCGCGCTCAACACGATTAGCCGTACAGCTGGTCGTTTTTTCGGTCTTGAGACCTCTCATGAGGTAATCAATGCTCGTCTTGTAAACTTTGGCTCTACAATGATCACGGTAGAGGATCGTAATGCTGGCCGCAATCGTCGATTCGCAAAGAATCAGGTTAAGGCCGTTACCTTTCAAGGCACAAGATACACAAGCTCCCGCTAACCTAAACCCCCGAGAAATCGGGGGTTTTTTATTATCTATGGTGTAAATATACATACAACCACAAGCGCCATGATATTAAACGAAAAAGAACTAGAAGAACATGTTGATGTTCTTAAAGCTAAGTCAGAAATAGAACTTAAAAAAATAGAAGCTCAATCTTCGGCTAAAGATGTAGCGTCCAAATTTATCGGCAAAGTAGCTATTCCTTGTATAGTTATATTGGTTATTGTTGGAGTTTTATCTAGCGCCTTCCTGCCAAAAGAATCACTTCCTGCTGTTATAGGATTAGTTTCTACCGCAGCAATGGCCCTTATAACAATGTTAGCTGGCATCACATCTTCTAAAGAAAAAGAAGAAAAACCAGAAATTTCTATTATCAATTCTTTAATTAAAAATCTAGAAGAGTCTAGAGAACCAATGAGCGTTACGGTTGATGGAGAAAAAGTAACCGTACAAAAAGGATCAACTTCAATATCAACTAAAAAATAATTATGCCATTACCAACACCTAAAAAAAATCAAGAAGAGGATGACTTTATTGCATCCTGTATGTCTTCAGATACTATGCTGAAGGAATATCCAAATCAAAAACAAAGAGCGGCGATTTGCTATTCTCAATTTAGCCGCAAAAAGAAGAAGAACGAAGGCTCTATGAACGAAACAAAATGGGATGAAAATGATGTTTCAAGAGTTATCATAGAGTAAGTATATTAAAAAACTTAAATTATTATTAGATATGACACAAGGAGACGACTGCATAGGTTCAATTTCCACGTTTGCTGGAAATTTCGCTCCACGCTATTACATGAACTGTGATGGTAGAGAGCTTCAAATCAGAGACAATCAAGCACTTTTTGCCATTCTTGGTACAATGTACGGAGGAGATGGCAGATCGACATTTAAAATTCCTGATCTTCGTCCCACCAAAGACGGGAGAAAAGTTGATTGGGCAGAGCTTGGCTTGCCAAGACAAATTATTTGCACTCAAGGAATGTGGCCAAGTAGAGATTAATCTAAGTAAAAGTACTTAGTTCGAAGCCCACGGTAAAACGTGGGCTTTTGTGTAAACGGATATATATGAAGAAATTATTATTCTCGGTCTTGTTTTTAATTGCATTCTCGTTTGGACTTAGCGCCCAGACTCCTCCGAATCCCGACGTATCTGAAACAGTATTCACAAATACCAGAGTAACACTAAGTGTAACTGCTGATGGAACTGCGCCGATTACTTATACTTGGTTCAAAAATAATGTTCAAGTTGCAACAGGCACATCGATAGTTTTTAATAGCATCCAAACAACAGACGCTGGAACTTATAAAGTTGTTGCATCTAACACAATTGGATCAAGCGACAGTAATAATGCTACTTTAGTTGTTATTGTTCCCGTAGCTCCTTCTAACGTTAAGATTATAATTACTAAGGGATAAAATGAAGCTGTTTTTAATAACAGCGGTAATGTTTGTAGCTTCAACCTGCTACTCTCAAATAACAAGCGTCAAAACAGTTTTTGTTGATAAAGAGTATGTATTATCTTTTAGAGATCAACAAACATTATTAAATGTAGTATCCAGAGCGAATAGTATTGCTAAGATAGTCGTTCCATATGAGATAAAAGAAATTTTTAAAAGTGGTGCCATTATTTATGGCAGCAGTTTAACTGATGGTACTATTTTAATAGATGCAAGACCTGGAGTTGTTATTTTAAATCCAGATAACGCTTTTAGAACTAAATCTATGGGGTCACAATGGACTCTTACGAAAGTTAAGAATAATTTTTGGCTTTTAGAAGGAGACCTGTATAGTGTAGAATTAGATGCTTATGTTGGCGATGATATTGTTATAAAAGCAAAAGTAGACCCATCTGCATCACCGCCGCTTACTTTTATTTGGTATAAAAATGGGATACCTCTTTTTGGAAAAACTCAAGCTAGTTTAAAAATAGAAAACGCCAAACTTTCTGACTCTGGTAATTATAAAGTTGATGTCTCAAATAGAAGCGGGTATTTGTCTAGTGAAGTTACGAGTCTAACGATTAGATAAAGTAAACTTAAAAGCGCACTTAAAGGTGCGCTTTTTTTGTCTATTTTTCTTTAATTCTATCGTGTTAAACTTATAATTTTAACTAACATGCGCCTTAACTTTTATAAACCAAATAAATCTAACACGGGAACGGCATTGTCATTCAATGTATCGTATAAAGACAAAGATCAAACCAAAGGAGAGGGACCAGATCTTTATGTCAGTTTTGTAAAACAAGCTGGCTGGAATGATGAAACCAAAAAAGGATCGTTTTCAGAAAATGCAAAAAACCCAGAAAAAACTGCTGCGCTGAAGTTGAATCAAGTAGAGGCTGCATCCATGATCCGCGCCGTTAGACAATCGGCTAAATTTTCTACTGTTCACGCTTATCAAGGGTCAACGACATCAATTATGTTTGGACCCTATCAAAAGAAGAATGGAGATAATGCTTTTTCTTTTTCAATCAAGAAGGGCGAGCAATCTTTTTTGATTGGCTTCGAACTTGGAGAAGCGGAGCTTGTTGCTCAATACATGGAGAATTATCTTCGTAAAAGTTTTGAAGTTTCAGAATGAAAAAAACTGTAGTTTTCCATAGCAATTATAGCAGGATGTTTACTGGATTTGGCAAAAATGCCAAAAACATTCTTCGCTATCTTTATAAAACGGGCAAATACAATATTGTTGAATTTTCAAATGCCAAATTAAAAGAAGAAGAGTGCTTGGAGTCTTTGCCTTGGAAAGCCTATGGAACACTACCAAAACAAGAAATTCTTAACTCAATTAATCAAGACCAAGGAAAAGTTAGGATTGCGGCTTATGGATTAATGGAGATAGATTCTTTAATTAGAGAAGTAAAACCAGATTTCTATATTGGAGTGGAGGATATTTGGGCGCTAACTCCATTAGTAGAAAAGAAATGGTGGAACAAGAATTGTATGATTTGGACTACTTTAGATTCTGTTCCTTTGTACGAAGAGGCTCTTAAAATCATACCTAAAGTAAATCACTATTATGCTTGGGCTTCATTTGCTTCTAGAGAAGTTGAAAGACTTGGTTACCCAAAAGGTTTAATCAAAACTTTAAGAGGCGCTACAGAGATAAATTCTTTTTTTAGACTTAAAGATGAGCAAAGAACACTTTTGAGAAAAGAATTTGGCCTGTCTGATGAGTTTATTATTGGATTTGTTTTTAGAAATCAACTTAGAAAAAGCGTTCCTAATTTATTGCAAGGATTCAAAATCTTTAAAGATAAAAACCCTAATGTCAAAGCAAAGCTGCTTCTGCATACTCATTGGTCAGAAGGATGGGATATTGTTAAATTAATTAAAGATAATGGTTTAAAAAACGAAGATATTCTCACCACATATTTTTGCAAAAAGTGCAAGCAATTTGAAGTTAAACCATTTGAGGGGCAGAAAATTAAATGTAGATTTTGTGGAGAGCTAGGTTCAGTAGAAACGACGAACATTAATAATGGAGTCAACGAAGCCCAGTTGAATGAAATCTATAATTTAATGGATGTTTACTGCCATCCATTTACAAGCGGAGGACAAGAGATACCTGTTACAGAAGCTAAAATGACCGAGCTTATTACTCTTGTTACAAATTATTCTTGTGGAGAAGATTTCTGCACCGATGAAAGCGGCGGTATGCCTTTAAACTGGAAGCCATACTTTGAACCTGGCACAAACTTTATTAAAGCTACTACTTTGCCAGAATCTATTGCGGACAAGTTGGAACGAGTATATAGAATGCCCAAAGAAAAAAGAAAAGAGATGGGGCAGCGTGCAAAAAAATTCGTTATTGATAATTTGTCTGTTGAAGTAATTGGCAAACAACTTGAAGCTATTATTGATAGCTCAGAACCTATTCAATGGAATTTTGAAGCTCCAGTTTTTGAAAAGAGAGACCCTAATTATACTCCAAGCAACGACCAATCCGATACAGAATGGATTATTGATTTATATAAAAATATTTTGAAGATGAGTGTTGATATCAGAGATGAAGGCGTCAAATCTTGGCTCGGAGCTTTAAGCGGCGGCAGAAAAAGAGAAGAAATTCTTGAGTACTTTAAGCACGTAGCTAGAAAAGAGAATGCAGAAAATAACAAGATAGAACTGGGCGATCTTTTAAACAAAGATGACGAAGGGAGAAGAATATTGTTTATGATGCCAGAAAGCGCTGGTGATGTTTTTATGTCTACTTCTTTACTGCCTTCGATTAAAAATTTGTACCCTAATTATAATATATATTTTTCAACTAAACCAGAGTACATTAATATTCTTGACGGTAATCCTCATATTCATAAAGTTTTGCTTTATAGCCCACAAATGGAAAATCTATTAACTATGGAAGGTCATGGAGAACATAAAGGCTATTTTGATATAGCGTTTTTCCCACATTTAGGAACGCAAAAAATGTTTGATTATCAACACAACGGAAAAGATTTAATACAATTAAATACTAGAAATTAACATGCATCTTCTTGATCGCTATGCCCTATCTTGTGGGGTAAAAATTGATAAGCCGTTTATTTTAGAGCAGTATTATCCAATGGTTCTAGACAAATACGTTGTATTTCAAACCAGCGGTAAAGGCAATTCAAGGCAATATGATTATTGGGATAAAGTATTTTCTTTTATTCGTGAATACTGTTCTGATTATAAAATTGTTCATGTTGGACTCCCTTCAGATCAAACTGTTGAAGGAGTTGACGAAGATCTTCGTGGAAAGACTTCTATACGTCAATTAGCCTACATAATCAAAAATTCTTCTTTGTATCTTGGCGTAGACAGTTTATCCACTCATTTAGCTGGGTTCTACAATAAAAAAATAGTTTCTTTATATTCGTATTGTTACGCTCAGAATTGCTATCCAATTTGGGGCGACAAAAAAAATAAGTCTATAATTGAAGTTGATTGGCAAAAATATGGCAAGCCATCTTTTTCTTTGATGGAGAAAAATAAAAAAATTAATACAATAAAGCCAGAAATTATTGCTAAAAATGTTTTAGATCAGCTTGGCGTAATAAATGATTTAAATAAAGTTAAAACGTTACATTTCGGCAAGCACTATCATGATTCAGTTATAGAA